AACAAAACTAGTTGTTGGGCTTCCTGGAGTTGTTACAGATGAAAATGTAAGTAAGTCCCCAACTTCAAAGTTATGTGAATTTTTATTAATTGTTACAGTAGTAGAACCTGTTGTAGAAGTATAAGTACATGAAGTTAAAGCTGCTTTGAGTGGAGTAATATCATAAAATACGTTATCAAATAAAATATATAAAACTTTATTTGTACCAATTGCTAAATAACGTCTTCCTGTTAAATCAAAGAATGAATGAACATCTCTACCTGCTCCTACTAAAATATTAGGGCCAATCTGTCTCCAACCCCCTATTTTTTCAGGAGATCCGTATTGAAAACGAACATTATCTCCATCTATCCAACGACCTTCTGCTTGAGAAGGTGTATCATTCTTATCAAAGCCTGGAGGTAATGGTATCTTTTTTAAAGGCATATTACTGGTATTTTACACTATAAAACTCAACCAGTAAATTAAGAGCTTAATTTCTTCCAGGTTGTAGGACTTGGTATATTATGCTCTGATTTAATATTTGGTTTCATTGTAAGCATAATATCTCCTGATATTGATATTCTAGGTTTATCTGTGGTGTTTTGTTGAGTTTCGTGAAATAACATACTTGGAAATATAATTAAGTTTCCTGTTTTAGCTGGATATATAGCACTTGAGTAATTTACTTCTGTAAACTTCTTAAAATATTCTTTTCTTACTGGAATATTTAAACCAGTCTTAGACACTTCATCATCTACAAATACTAAATCTCCTTGATCTTCAGCATAGGGATAATAAACAAAACTATAATGAGATGACATATGTCTATGTGAATGAATATACTGTTCTTTGATAGTATATGTTGTCCAAGCCTTAGTAATATAAACTTCTAATAAATCTAAATTAATATGTTGCATATCTAATGCTTCAATTATCTTTGGTTGAATTGCATCAAATAGATTTTTAAATCTTTCATCATGATGAATACCATCATCTATAGATTGTAATTCATTTGGTTTAATATCCGTGGTCCGTGCATACTGGCTATTGGTTGGTATTACTTCAGAATTGATTAATGGAACTATTTCTTTATTAATTTCTTCAAAATTATCTAAAGCTGAAATATAAATAGTTTTACCAAACCACTTGGATAAATTACTCATAATGAATGAATATACTTTATTGAAATAAAGTCAATTATTGTTTTACTTGTAAGAATCTAAATATAATCTCACCACTTCCACCATTATTACCAAAAGAAGAACCCCCTGATACTTGAGCTCCACCTCCTCCACCCCCAGAACCTCTTGTTCCAGCTCCAGCTTGAGCAGATGATCCTTGTGGAGAACCTGTTCCTCCTGCAATAGTTCCTGCATAAGAAGCTCCACCATTACCTCCACCTATTTGACAGTTATCTCCACCACAGTTTCCAGGGTTAGTACCTTGAGCTCCATTACCTGATTGATTAAACGTTCCAACAGGACCAGATGTATTTGTCGTAACACTTACAACAATATTACTTGTATTTTTAAATTGTCCTGATGTAATAGCAGTTCCAGAAATAGTTGCAGATCCTGCAGTTCCTGCAGTATTAGTTCTTAATGGTCCTTGAACTCCTCCACCAAGTCCAGATGATCCACCACCACCTGTTAGTGTAAATATACTACCTGTTGTTGATCCTGATAAAGTAGTATTGTTTCCAGGACTTGCAGCCACACTAAATTTTGCCCCTGTATTATTGTTAGCAGCTCCTCCAGATCCAGCAACAAATGTTAAAGTTTCTCCTGCTGTAACTGTAAATATTTTATCTGATATATAAGCACCTGATCCACCACCAGCTCCTGCTGATTCTCCACCTGCTTTATCATAATCACAACCAATAATAGATCCACCACCACCTCCTACCGCTGCTTGAATATGAACTGCATTATAACCTAATGGAACAACATTAGTTGTTGTACTTGCGGTAACTGTTATGAAAGAAGTTGCTGGAAGAAGAGGAGCACTAGATAATAATCCAAACCCTCTTGCAGACATTCCTCCAAAAGTACTAATTACAGACATAATTAATTACTTAAATTGTGATTGAGCTGCTAATACTGTGTAAGTTGATGCTGCTGTTTTAATAATTGTAAAAGCATAAGCGTCAATAGATAATGAATTTCCTGAAGAAGGAGTTGATCCTCCCTGCCATTTTGTAGAAACGTTAGTTGAAGTTCCATCTACAGTTACAAAAGTTGTATAATAAGCAGTAGTTGAATTTGTATTTAAAAATGCAGCAGTTGCAGATTCTCCAATAGCAACCATAGTATTTAATGCAGTAGAATTACTTCCTCTAAAATTAAGTGTAAATTGACCAGCAGCATTTCCTGTATGATATAACACTGCTTGATCTAAAAGATCATAATTAACTGTTCCTGTTGTTGCAGTATTAGTTACTGTTACTTTTTCTAAAATTTGTTGTACTTTTCCTGTACCATTAAATGTAATTTCTCCAACACCTTTAGGTGTTAAATTAATACCAATATTTGTATCACTTCCTGAAGCTGTTATATTTGGATTATTTCCTGTTGCAGCATTTGCAATAGTTATTTCATTAACCGCAGAAGCAGTTGCTGTAAATATAATTTCTTCATTACCGTTAGAATCATTAATTTCATTAATAATTGGATCGTTAATAGTTGGTGAAGTTAATGTTTTATTAGTTAAAGTTTGAGCTCCAGTTAAATTAACTAAGCCTAAATCTACGGCATTAGTTCCATCTAAATAAACTAATTTATTAGATTTATCTGTTCCTGAAAAAATAGCAGAAGCTCCACCTACTTGATTTAAAGCAACAGTAAAGTTTCCTGTCGTGCCATTTTCTAAAATATAAGTTTTTTCAATACCTGATGCAACAAACACTGTACAGTTTGCTGTAATAGTTCCTGTAAATTTTAATACCGCATTTCTAGCATTAGATATTGTTGCATCTGTCATTGCTAGAGTAGTATTAGTAGAAGTTATTGCAATAGATTCAAAACCAGCAATAGCTTGCTGTATTAGATTTAAATTAGTATTTGTTTTATCTCCCCAAGTACCCGAGTTTTCACCCGTTACCATTAGTTCTAGTTTGAGGTCTGTAGAATATGATGATGGCATAATTAAGCTATTATATAAGTGTTAAGCTGCAATATCAACCACAGACCAAGTGTTAGTTGTATTGGTACTTATAGTTGTCCATGTATTAGTTACGTTTATATCAACCACGGCCCATGCTACGACTACAGGTGTTTTTGTAGACATTTGCATAGAAACTCCTGTTACAGGAACTCCAATACCTATAACTACTGAACCTGAATTAGATTGTATTAAATTAGTAGTTAATAATACATCTGTATCAACAGTTACAGATTCATTACCTAAAGCAGTCTGTAATAAATTAGTTGTTAAATTAACATTAGCATCTGCTGTTACAATTTCATTACCTAATGCTGTTTGTAATAAATTAGTAGATACATTAACATTAGCATCTGCTGTAATAGCTACACTAGAAACATTTGATTGAATTAGATTTGTAGATAATGTAGCAATGGTTATAGCATCTACATTAACACTACTTACAAATACATTAAATTGTGAACCAACTAAATCTATTTGAGTTCCTATATCAATACCTACATTATTAACTGTAGTTTCAAGCTCTACTTCTGCACCTGCAGCAATAAATGCATTTGCTCCTGCAATGATTGAAACACTATCAATTTCAAATTGTAATAAATTACCTGTTACATTAATATTTTGATCTGTTGTAACAACTTCATTTCCTAGAGCAGTCTGAATTAAATTTGTAGATAAATTTACATTAGCATCTGCATTAATAATTACGTTAGAAACATTAGATTGAATTAAATTTGTAGTTAAATTAACATCTACACCTAAGGATATAGCAACCGTTGAGACGTTAGCTTGTAATTGAAGACCTGTGACTTCAATTGATTGATTTATAATGCCTTCTGATGAGAAAGGTGCTTCTGCAAAGGCTGTTGCTCCAAAAAACATATAATAATCCTATAGTGGGAAGGGTTGGTGTGTAAGGTGGAAGACCCCTCCCAATATAGAATTATATCATTTCTTAAACCAGCTCGGAAGACCTAGATGTTTTCTTTTATCAAAAATATTGTCTTTTGCACCTTTAGTTGCAGCATTATTATAATGTAAAAATACTTGGCCGCAGTCTTGACCATCAAATGCTTCTCTCCAGTGCTCTAATAAATTACCTCTATAAACTAACATATCACCAGGTTTTAAATTTACTTTAATTCCTTTTGTATTATCAGAAATATAACCTTTACCTTCTACAACTCCACCCATTTTAGGATTTGGTTCAATATAGATTGGCCATGAATCTCCACCTAGATTTAATGTTGTAGATATTTCACAACTAAATCTATCTTTATGACGATGTAGAATATCTCCTTTTTTATAAATTCTTGCGTAAGAATAAGTTGGAATTAATTTTACTCCTGTTTGTTTTTCCATAATAGGTTGAACTAACAATAACAAAGTTTCCATAGCAATATCTGAATAATGAGAATAAGTATTAGGAACTTGTTCATCATTCCAAACACCAAACTCTGTAGTGAATGGAGAAATATATCTTTCATCAAACATTGTTCTTGCAACTTGTCTTTTCATTAAAAAGTAATTGTAAACAAAGTTTGCAATTTTTGGATCTATTGCTTTTTCAATTACAGTAAACCTATCTTTTTTAAAATTATATTTAGCCATTATATGTTTACCTTTGCCATTTCTTTAGGAACTGCTTGAATGTTAAAATGAATAAATCTAAAAGGTTCTTTACCATGATCTACTGCATATTCATGTTCCATGTATCCTGGAAAGAATATAAGTGTTCCTGGTTTAACTTTAAAGTGTATAAGTTCTGTACCATGTGTAATTGCATCTGGTTTTTTAAGTTTTAACTTAGTACAACGTGCTCCTGTTCTAGGTTCATGAAATATCGGATAAGAAGTATTTTCACTTGCTTTAAGGAAATAAAATCCACCTACATGTTGATTCCAATGAATATGAGCAGAATGATGACCACCACCATTTTTAGCAAATTCTTGTACCCAACTTTCAGAAAAGAAAGTTGTATATTGTTGCATATCAAATCCTTGCCAATCTAAAAACTCCCAAGCTTTCTGACCAACATAATTATGAAAATCTCTAAACTTAGTATCCGCAGTTAATGGTGTTGAATGATAAGATGTACCAAAATCATTATTCTTTTTTATATCTGCTTTTCTTAAATCTCTAGCTTCTTTAATATATTTGTCAGTTGCTTTAGTAAGCGACTTTACAAATTCTGGTTTATCTTCCATCCAGATTGGTGTTTTAAAATACTCGTTTATAAACATATTATTTAAAAGGATATCCTAAGTTCCAAATAACTAAAGAATATCTAGTTCCTCTTGTTACAGGTTGTACTCTATGCCACACAAAAGAAGGAAACACAACGATAGAGCCTTTTGGAAGTATTTCCTTTACGGTCAACACATGTCTATCTTCATCACGCATGTGAGGATCATAATTTCTACAATCAAACTGTAATTCGCCACCTGTATATTCTGAGCCATCAGTTAACTGACAAGTTACAGATAATTTTCTAATTTTACCATGGCTGTTTGGATCATCAGGTTTATCGTATGGCTTGTCCCAAGAATCACAGTGCCAGTCATAATATTGATTTAATTTATATTTAGTAAATTGGCAAGACTCAGAAAAATTCCAATCATAATTCCATCCTGCTAACTTATTAGCCTCGTGCACGTACGGGTGTATTTCTTTATAAATCCAAGTATCATTTAACCAAACAATATTAGAATTTCTTTTCTTTTTTAAATCTATAATTTCTTCTTCTTTTAATGGTTGTTCTTTTAAATTTCTGTTAGAACCAAGTCCACCTGTAATGGCTAAATCTTCTTGATGTTGTAGTCCATATTTAATAACATCATCACAAAACTTTGGAGTTAAAGCTGATTTAAAATACCAATAATAATTAGATAAATTCATAAGTCGTAGTTAATATAAAATTTAATTGTTCTGATGTATTAGAAGTTATATGATATCTTTGAGTAGAAGGAAACATAATAAAATCGTTGTTATTCAATGGTATTTCCCAACTTCTGCCTTTTCTTCTATTATCATCATATTCTATAAATACTTTACAAGAATCTTTTCCTATATTTACTCCATATAACATTACATAATCTGGTGAATGTCTTAAATCTATAGGATCAACTTGTAGATAAGTATATGAATGTTGTCTTGGCTTATAAATATTACCAACTGTTTTTTTATGAACTAATGTAAAACCATATTCTAAATTTACATGTTCTCTTAAATATGTTTGTAACATATCCCAAGATCTAGAGAATGGAAATTCTCTATTATAAATAGTAGACGATAAAATATCTGCACCTAATTTTTCTCGGTCTATTTCAAAACCTTTAGGCATTTCTACTTGACCAAAATGTAGGTCTA